TACTGATATCCTGCCTGGTACCTACACTCGTAACGTACGAAAAACCACCTTCGTCCGTAACCAACCACCTCTTGACCCTGCTGATAGTTTGTTTACTTCCGAGCGTGCCTTATATCGTGCTGCTCTTCTCAAACTACATATTGACATGGTTCTCCGAATTCGCCCCATACCTGGAACCTTTGCCAATTCAACTCTCGCTGCTGCTGAACTTGTGCTTAATTGTCCTTCATCCACTGCTGCTGTATTTCTTGACCATATCGCTCATCTCACTAACCTTCAAAAAGTTATTGATGATGCCGATAAGTATATTATAAACCCATTTGTTTATGCTCGCTTATATAAATACCACTTTCGCCTTAATCTTATCCATTCTGTTGATTCTCTCCTCCTCGCTTCGAAAATTGAAAGACTCATCTCATCTATCCCCCCTGTTCCATTGACAACTGAAAATTATTTTACAAAGCTCGCCATGTGTACCCAATACATGTCCGATGCCAAAGAACTGATTTCTCATGACCATCCTGAAACTTTTTCCGCCCATGCTGCTCTTACTCCTACTGATTATGCATTTCTCGACAATAAATCTTTTTATGTCGATGCTAAAGAAGGTGTCAATATTATCCTTGACTTATTCGCTGACACCTTTCCCCGCCTCGCTTTTGACACTTTTACTGTTAATCCTGATTGCCTCGACGGTCCCATCCCCGTTGATTATCTTATTGCTATTACTATTGCTGCTATTGATTTCCATTATCCCTTAACTAGTTTAACCGATATTACCTATCCATTACGTGACAACCTCCCCATTATTATCCACAACGCCCTTTTTGATGCCCCTTCATTTGTTAGTGGTGCTACCATTCTTACTTATTTTGATATCACCCAAGCTCGTGCCCTCGTCCATGATCGTTCTGATGCCCAAGCATCTTCGTTTACGAAGATGTTTATGTCAGCCGATGCTGCACGTAAAGTTGACAAAGCTGTTGACGATACGTCTGAACTCATTCATCGAACTATCCCCCTCGTCGAACATGTTGAAAAATTGGCTGTTGATCTCTCTGAGACCAATGACAAATTTTCTAAACTTGCTGACGATGCCATTAATGCTTCTCATTCCGTTAATGACTTTGCTGCTTCTGCTACCCGTATTACTGACCAATTACACTCCCTTGTATCCTCTCTAACTACTACTCTTACCACTATGCTTGGAGATAGTCCCAATATTATCTCCAAAGTTTCTTCTGCCATACCTATTCTTATAGATATAATCGATGGCACATACTCTCATTTTACAAATAAAGTATATGCTATCGGTAAACTCATTATTCGCCTTTTGTGTTTGTTTGATGTACCACTCGCTGTGTGTACGTCCGTCCTTGATTACGTAAAACCATTCCTTTTATCCACCATTGCTGCTTTTTCACCCCAAACTCGCTCCGAAAATACTGCTCATGATGTTTCCACCGCCCATGCTGGTGGAAACTCGTTTCTGTCTCTACTAACCGCTTTAGTAGGAAC